GAACAAAGAAGGCTATCAAGTTGACAAGAACGGGTACTTTCTTGACCTAGACTACAACCGCATCACCACTGAATGGGGCGCTCTGCCAGCCCACTTTGGCCGCCGTTGCCAGGCGTCTGTTCGCATCGGCGGTGGAGAGCGTGAGCAGTGCGGCTACCGTTGGACATCCAAGCCCTGCCCCCACTGCAAGGCCGACAACGACATAGCTGCGCGGTACTGCTCCACCTGCAAGGGGGAGATTGTTGATCCTAATACCCGCCTAGTCCTTAATTTTAAAGCTATAAAAAAAGACCCAACACAGAAGCAGACTGATTTGGTTCGTTTTTGGACAAAACGCAGTCATATTGCGCGTAGCGGCAAAGAGACTTGGCGCTGTGATGTTATTACAGAATATCGATCATTTTCATTTTGGGTGATGAAAGAGCCAATTCACTATAAAGGAAAACAGGAACTTGCAATGATTGAAGCTTTAGGAGACGAGATGCCAAAAACCATAACATACCAAAAAGATGCCACGTCAGGCTTTTATCGTGTATTTTCTTTCAATGACCCGCATGATACAATGCCGACAAGCGGCTAATCCGGCCAGATGAAGAGGCGTTCCGCTGACGCCCTGCCGCTTACATATGACAGCGATACCTTTGCGGGGGTTTATCATGGGAAGTAAGTTTTACGTTTATGTTCATCGTCGCAAGACAGATGGATCGGTCTTTTATGTTGGTAAGGGCATAGGTAGAAGGGCTTGGTCGTTCTTGAACAGAAACCCTTACTGGAAAAGTATTGCAAAAAAATATGGCTTTACTGTTCAAATTGTTGTAAACAATATAAATGAGATTTGCGCTTTTTCAATTGAGAGAGCATCCATAAAATTTTATGGAAGGCAAAATCTTTCCAACATGACAGATGGGGGGGAAGGTATTTCTGGATTTCGCCATTCGGAAAAGACAAAGGCAGCTTTGCGCGGCCCAAGGCCAAACGCTAAACCGTGGCTTAAGGGCAAAAAGGTTCCTGACTACTTGAAAGTCAAATTTAGAGATGCAAAACTGGGAAAACCCCAATCCGAAGAACACGCAGAAAAAAGCAGAAAGAGTAAACTTGGCGTTAAAGTTGCAGATACTTCCAGAATGAATTTAGAAAAAAGAAGACAAATAAAAAATAATCTTGGTGAAATTTTTGTAAGCGCAAATGATGCAGCTAGACAAATTTCAGCAAAACTTGGCATAAACGCATCGCAAGGTAATATAAGCATGGCGGCAAACGGCCACAGAAATAAAGCGTATGGCATGGAATGGTCTTATGTAGGTGAAAAAGATGAACCTCCCGAATGACATAAGGGTCTTTGGAGACCTAAACTACCGTGGGGCCTGCCCAAAGGAAGCTTTGGAGCAGGTCACTTTTTTTAACCGCCTCCGCCGCGAATACCCCGACACGCTTGGGATCATCGCATTCCATGTCCGCAATGAGGGCAAGCGCGACCACCTTACAGCGGCATCTCATAAGGCCGAGGGCATGACTACTGGAGCGCCAGATATCCTTATCCCCGGCGCTCCTGCCTTCGTCTGTGAACTTAAACGCCGCGACCACACCCAGTCGGAGCTTCGCACGGCACAGCTTGCCTATCTGAGGGCCGCACAGGCCGCTGGGTGCTTCGTATGCGTGGCCCTAGGGGTCGATGCCGCATGGGAAGCACTCCATGTCTATCTGGGGCGATAAACGCCCCACAGACCGCATCAGGGCCGTCCTGATGGGCAAGGTGGAGCTTGAGGACGAAGACGCTGGAATCCAATCTGTGTGCAGCAAATATATTTTTGATGGCGCAACCGCAATTCTCAAGTTAAAGACTAAGGATGAACGCCGTGCGGCTCTGGGCAAAGTCCCACCGCTGATCCGGCCACACCTTGAACGTGAAATTATGAGGCTGTTCCGTCGATGAGATTCTTGATTACTCTAAACATGCCGTCCCGCAAGGGTGAACTGGTCCACCAAGTGGTATGCGAATACCCCGTTGGCAGCATTGAGGCATTCCACGACATACTCAATGAGCATGACTTTATCTTGGTTGAAGAGTTTTATCGGAAGCCCGACAATGCGGGCTTCTTCTCTGTTGGGATGATGATTCTCAACACCATGCACATCGGCAAGGTCAAGTCTGGGGATTAGGGTAACGCGCTTCTATTTCAGCCACCTTAGCCAGCCACTCGTCCATCGTTGCTTTACCGCGTTGCGCCTTAAAGAACAGAGGATCGGCTTCTGCGCGGTAGGCATTGGCGCGGAGTTCAGAAATTTGCTCTGTGGTAAGTGGTTCGGGCGCAACTTCTATCCATTTCGACCCATCCCAAGAAAAGTTTTGACCAGGTTTCAATGGTATCTCAACCGTACCCTCTGGATAAGAGGCAAGGTGTTCATCTGTTGGGGTGGAAACAGTCTGCCAATAACCATTTGCGGGGTGAAAGAAACCATGTTCCATTATGCTTGTCCTTCGCTCCAATTGTTCATTACTGTACCAGTTGCCCGATAATACCAACTGGGCGGTACAAGATAAGTGGCAGACATATTTGCTGAGTTTGCGCTTAAAGCCGTTATTGTTACACTAGATGTTGGCCCAACCAGCAAGGTCTGACCATTGTTTGACATAGTAAAGCAAACCAGTAGCCATCCACTTGTGGTATTTTGGTATGTAGTGGCTGTTGCCCGTGAACTAGTTTTGTTTGAAACAACGGTTGCCCCAAATCTAGTAGATGCAGTTGCGGTTGTATTCACATCTGCGTTTTGCTGGACCCGAAGCGGTGTCATCAGTGTGGTGTTATTTGTACCAGCTTCTGCCTGTGCCTGCGAGGCAAAGTCATTGGTGTTTAGGACGGTGCCGCCATCTGCGTCCGTGATACCAGTGGAACCATTGAGTGTGATCGCCATGTTCAGACCTCCTTCGAGTAGCGGGCTTTGATTTCAGCCACCTTGGCCAGCCACTCGTCCACCGTAGCTTCGCCGCGTTGCGCCATGAAGAAAATGGGATCAGCTTCGGCGCGATAGGCTTCGGCGCGGAGTTCAGAAAGTTGCTCTGGCGTAGGCGGCGCTGGCGGCGCATAGACGTATGGTGCTGTCTCTGGGTCAGCATTCATTGCCTCATACAGCGCGACCACATCAAACAACGCACCCGTGTCAAATGGGTCACAGGTGAATGGTATCCACCCATATGTCGGGTGGTCAATCTCGCAGTCAATGCTGCCATTTTTAAGGTGTTTTGCGTTGCGGTAGTTCATCATGCTGTCCTCAACCAAACTGAGCCTTGATTTGTGCCGCCGCCCAAATACCCCATAAGCATCCAAGTTCCAGAGGGACTACCGCTTGACGAAACCCCACCAGTATTTAGGCCAAAATACGTCAATGATGATCCCGCAACAGAGGCACCAGTTGCGCGGGTTGCTGCGGACTGCAGCATTGCATAGCTTCCAACTGCCCCCACTGCCAAACCAGCCGTAGCCGCACCAACTACAGTAGAGGTAGTTAGTGCTGTAATAGCGTTTGATGTACGCAACGGCGTCATCTGTGTTGTATTGTCAGTTCCAGCCTGTGCCTGAGCCAAAGAAGACAACGCTGGCGTAATACCATTGATCGTTGCCGTGTTGCCACCAGCGGCGTCGAGATAAGCGTTTGCTTTGATCGTTGACATGGATCAGCCCCTTTCAGCGGAAAACTGCGACGGAAACAATTTCGCAATCCTGTTTGATATTTGTGTTTGTTCCGTTTGCAGAGGTGTAAATCCTAAAAGAACCAGCGGCATAATCTGTGATACCAGATTGATACTGTATCATTTGACCAGTTGCACTGGTGACTGCATTAGCTACGGCAGAATAGTTTGCATCAGGCATTGCCGTTGTAAATGTTACAAGATAGTTTCCTGCGCTAGTTCTTGAAACTGATGCAACATTTCCGGATGCACGAATAACAGCGCCAGACAAGCCATTAAAATTTACCCAAGCGCGGCAGCCATAAATTGGTGCGGACCCAGTTGAGTTCATCTGTGTCGCGGCAATGCTACCCGTAAGCTGACCAGCATCAATGCTCTTATTCGTCAGCGTCTGCGTGGCGCTGTCGCCAACCAGCGTGGCGGTAGCATCTGGCAATGTGAGCGTGCGGTTTGTGCTACTGTTGGGCGCTGCGACTGTGAAGATCGCGGTTCCGGCTGCGTCTGGGGCGAGGGTGATCTGCGACATTATACAATGCTCCAAACTGAGCCAGAGGGGATGGTGACGGTGACACCGCTGTTGATTGTGATGGGTCCGGCGGTCATAGCGTTCTTACCAGAGGGGATCGTGTACGATGTAGTAACGTTCTGGCTGTTCTGGAAGAACACCTGATCTGCCCCTCCGCCCGTAGCGCCGCCACCACCCGTCAGGTAGAGGTTCGTGCCATTGGAGTAGGCCGTGACGCCTGTGATGCTGGCGGGGACCAAGACGGTAGTTGTACCTGCCACGTTGGTGAAGGTAATCGTATAGGCCCCTGTGGCAGCGTTTGTCAAAATCCATTGGCCACCAACGCCGTTAGGGATGCGGTAGGTCACGTTGGCCGTCAGGGTGCCTGTGAAGGCGATGATCAAGCTTTGGTATTGCGCTGGCAGCAGGTCTATCGGTGTCGCAGTCGCGCCAGTCACGTTGATGGTGGTCGTGCTGCCGAGGGCGGCATCAATGATGTCAAAGTTGCTGTTCAGGTTTACGTTCCAGTTCAGCGTACCAGAGGCTGGGTCTTCCAGATTTTTGTTGGTCGTAAAAGACATCAGATACTCCTATTCGCAACTTCAAGGGCGTGGGCCACGGCGTCATCGCTTTGGTTCAGCAAGGGTTCTGTGGCATCGCTCCACCCCTTCTTAGCACGTTCTGCGGCCCGCACCAACTGGTCTGCTGCCATGTCGTGGCTCTTGACTGCGCCACCGCGCTTGTAAGGGGCAGGCTGGTCTTGTGCCATATCAGGTATGATGTTGTTCCCGACTGCGGAGTAAGGCTTTAAAAACTTTCCTACCTGACCAGCAGAGCTTGCGGTTCCAGCAAGACGACCCATCCCATAACTTGTCATCCCCGCAAGCCTTGGCGAGGCGGCAATAGCCCCTACAATCCCATGAAGCGGGTTTCCGGTAAATGCCGATAGGCCAGCCAAACCCATGCCGCGCATATAGGTAGGCAAGATATTCCTAACAGATAACCCAGCGATCATGTAGGGCAGCGCCGCACCAGCCTTGGTCTTTGATGCAAGCTCTTCAAGAAGCGCCATTTTATCTGTACTTTTAGCTGTGGACAGCAACTTAGCGATGCGGGCCGTGTCGGCTGTAGCCTCACCAGCCCCAAGAGTGCTTTGAATATCCTTTGCTTCCGCAATCCAGTTTTCCCAGTTCTCCATCATAGTGGCATAGTTTGGGTCGGATTTTGCAACAGTGTCTCGGACAGCCGTTGCTATTGGGTACAGATTTTTCCTTGTTGCCGGAGGCGCTGTGCTGATCATTTCCCGCAAGTGACGTTTAAGATCATCCAGACCAACTGCGCTCCTTGCTTGTTTTGGAGCAGCTCTTAAACGGTTTATTTCCGCTTCCATCCTGTTGATAGCCTTTAGGGTCTCAGAATTTTTAAATGGTACACCGTACGAGCTGACATTGCGTCGGGCAGCATTTATCGCAGCATAAATGTCATTCAGGGGCAGTTCGTCATTTTTAAGGGACGCTTTGCCCTGAATGTAACTGTCGCTTACAGCAGCGCGGCGCTCCTCTAATGCATCAAGTAGGGCTTGGGATGCCTCACGATTATCACCTACGCCAGAGGCAAAGGCCTTGAATGCGGAACGCTGCACGGGGGTTCCCGTCCTGCCAGCCTGTTCCGCTAGTCTAAGCATATCTTGCGGTACACCGCTTGCAGCACCCTGTGCATAGCGCACCAATTTTCCCACGGGGCTTGCGACGAGGCCAACGCCTGCCTTTGTACCCTGCATAGCTAGATTGATTGGGTCGCCCAACTCTGCGACCTTCGACAATGCAGCGCCAGCAGAACCAAGGCCCGCTACTCTACTTGCTGGCCCAATAATTGGTGCAATTGATGCAGCATCTAGCAAAAATTCAGCGGGGTCTTGGGCTAGATTTTTCCATACATCCTTGCCATACTGGTTCTTCTTTTGCTCAATAATTGAATCAATTATGTGTTCCCGCTCCGATTTTTTGGCCGGATCGAGTATCGGATTTATGCCCAAAAGGTTTGTAGTTGCATCAATAGCTTTGGAGCCAATCCCTTCACCCATTTGGGCTATGCCAGAGGCTACCTCCATGGGATGGTTATAGATTGCGCTGCCAGTATCCTCCACTTTTTTTAGCATGGTAGAAGGCAAATTAGCGGCAACTTTTGGGATATACTCACCCCAAGACATTTTGTTGTAATCCTCGGCGGCGGGTGACCCGCTAGGTACATTTGGCGCTGGCTGAGAACCATTCAGTGGGGTGGTTGTAATAGTCGGGGTTCCGCTTGGCGGTGCGGCTTGCTTACTACCATCCCCAAAAACCTCTGGGAATTTTGATTTGAAGTCGTTTCCGCCTCCAGAGGAAGATGGGAGCGGTGCATTCCAGTCTAAACCAGCCATCTTACATCCCCTTGATAAAGTAACGCGCAAGCAGTGGTGGTGTCTGATCCCCAAGGAGATATTGCAGAACCGCCTGTGCATCCTCTTGGTTCGCTGTCCCAGCGTTCATCGCGTCTAAAAACTTTTTGACGGTCGGACCTTTTTGTGGGTCTTGTGCCATCATGAACAACTGACGCAAGCTATCTTTTTCCATTTGGTGCATTTGGCCGTACTCTTGCGCGTATGCTGCATCAACATCTGCCATGGATACGCCGGAACCAGCTTTTGACATGAAGTAGCTATAGTAGTTTGCCCGATCAATAGCATCTTGGTTCTGAGACATGATTCCAGACGTGATAGTAGCGCCAGCCTCCGGTGTCATTTTCATGTCCGGAGAAATGTTCACGAAGTCTCGGTATACAGATGCTGCGCGTTGTTGGTCTGGCGTCATGGAAGCTCCATTTAGCGCAGCAAGTTTTTCCAAGACTTTAGCCTGACTATCCGCATCGGTAATCTCTAAGCTTGGATTTATCGTACGAAGCAGACCATTGATGACTGGGAGGACACTGTTGGACAGGTAACCTTTTGCTGTCCCCATGTTATTATCTGCAATTGCGCTCCCAACCGTGAACGCCAGTTCATTGGAGTTAGGTTTGCCAGCTAAGGCGGCGGATCGTTCCGCCGAAGCACCATCCATAACCTCACGCGCCGCCTTGTCATTTGAGCTAAAGTCGCCGGGACGAGCCTCTAGCTTGGCCTTTGCTGCGGCTATTGCGTCATTCGATACCGATGTCCAGCGGACTCCGGCGTTTGCGGGTGCCGCTTCTGGTGCCGCCGCGCCACCTCCGCCGCCAGATGTCCCAGAAATGCGCTCGGCCTCTTTCTGAATTGCTGCATCCCTAGTGGGATCACCTGTAGAAAATGCAACTGGGTTTTTGAGATACTCAGTTAGCGTGATCATCCGGCCTGGGCCAACTCGAACAAGCGGGAAGCCATCCGATCCAGGGATCGCTGAGAAGAAGCTTGAAACATCTGCGCGAACGTCTGTCTCGCGGGTCAGAGCTTGGGTTTGTGCGATGTCAGCGGATTGCTTGAGCAGGCCCTTATAGGTGTCAGAGCCGCCCGCAATACCAGCGAGGATAGCCCCAATCGGTGAGATGGTTTGAGCCTGTGTGGCGGAGCCTATGCCAGACAGCAGTGACATGATGGCATTACCATTGAGTGACCCATCTTCATTATGGAAGAACTTGCCAATCATGTTGCGCTGATCGTACGGCTTGTTGTTGTTGAAAAGGCCATCGCGTTGCTGCGTCATGTCTGCGCCGCCCAGACCACCAGTCCTATTGGGTGCGGCAGTCATATCTGGTGTTGCGGCTGTACGCGCTGCGCCAAGGCCATCAGACATAGCTGGCGCAGGTTGCCCAACTCTTTCTGCAAATTTTTTCGCATAAGCCTGAGTTTCCGCTGGCATATAGTCAATCCAGTTTCCGCCCAATACAGTCGCACGGTCAATGGCAGATGCAAGGCGACCGCCGCCAGCATTGTATGCTGCCGCAGCCTTTACGGGGTCTCCATATATTTTCAAAAGATGGCCAAAGTATGCCTCACCCAACGCAGCATTGTAGTTGTTGTCGGTATAGAACTTATGCTCATCCCACGGCAATCCAGCATACCTCGCAGCCTCCGGTCCAGTAGATGGCAGCATCTGAGAATATCCAAAAGCCCCCGCGCTTGACATCAAGGGATTACCATTTTTATCAAGACCGCCCTCAATAGGTGCGATACCCTGAGTAAACATGGTGTGGACGCTTGGGGCTGCAACGTTAGCGAGCGGCGCAACCACGGCGGCGGGATGACCAAGGGTTGTCATTGTATCGGCGGCAACTTCAGCCGTTCCTGCGGGGGATGCAGCGGTACGATAGGGTGATACGGGCTGGACATCAGCAAGGGTTTGCCCAGGGTGAACTCCATTCCTATAAAGTGGGTTCCCACCTACAGTGCCAAAATCTCTTGTATCACGTCCACCCAATCCAGTAGATGGCACAGTTCCTGGGCCGCCAATAGGCATGGTTGGCTCATAACCAAGTCCGTAGGGGCGCTGTGGGGGGCGCATAGACGCAAGTTCTGAGAATGGCATGCCGCTTGCAGCATAAGTCCCAGGCCCACCCA